ACAAACGATACAAGATTATAAGATTACAAAAGACAAATACATTTATGCTTAAATACGATAATTCAGATATTAGATTTGTAGGTTTTAACAAGTACACCAAACAGCCTATAAGAGAAAACACCTCTCGTAATTGGGTTATGAATGGGCGTAATAATGAGAATTACAAATACATTATTGATAGATATAACGGAAGTACTACGAACAAAGCAGTCAATAACGCTTATGCAGACTTAGCTTATGGGCGTGGTTTATCAATTCACGATGAAGAAGAAGATGGTTTGCTTTTACAAGCCTTTTCTGAATTAATGACGTTCAAAGAAGTTAAGGCTGTCGTAATTGATTACCAAATATTAGGAGAATTATCTATCGTTATACATAGACAAAAAAGCGATCGCAAAAAACTAGCTAAATTAGAACACATATCAAAATCAAATGTAATTCCAAGCGTAGAAGATGACGACGGGGTTGTTCGTTCTTATTGGTATTCCGCAGACTGGACTAAGCAATATCAAGCAAAATTTAAACCTGTCGAATATCCTGCTTTTGGTTTTGCTGAAGATTTTGGTTTTGAAAAGCCTGAGATTTACGTGGGTATGCCCTATCAAATAGGACAAGAATATTTTGCTAATCCAGACTATGACGCTTGTTTGCAATATGCCGGAATTGAAGAAGAACTAAGTAATTATTACTTTTCGCATATTGTTAATGGTTTGTCATTTGGTAGTATTGTAAACATTCCAAACTCTGCTCATTGGTCAGATTCTGAGAAAGATAAATATATTGCAGACACACAAGGTAAATTAGGAGGTTCTAGCAACGCAAATAAACAAGCCTTTAACTTTAAAAGACAAGATTCAGAAGATACAACTATTGTAAACGTAGAGAATAATACTGCTCATAAGCAATGGGAATTTTTAGGTGCTGAGGCTTCAAATAAAATACTATCTGGACATAAATGCATGTCTCCGGCTTTAGTGGGTTTAGGTTCGTCTAGTGGATTTGCTTCTGTTGCTGACGAAATGGATATGATGGAGAAGCAATTAATGAAAAGAGTAATTGCACCAAAGCAAGATTTTATTTTAGATTCTATTTTTGAAATACTAAAATATTTTGGTCTAAGTTATGATTTATATTTTAGACCATTAACAGAGATTGAGGGCGAAGATGAAGAAGCTATAAAAAGTGGCAACGAAATTGAAACAACTAACGAAGTTTCTTTAGTAAAAAAAAAAACTGATTTAGACAATTTCTTAGAACTTGGCGAAGATGAGGATTTAGAAAGCTATAATATTCTTGATGAGATTGAAGTAGATTACAACGAAGAAGATAGTTTACAATTTGTTAGCACGGGAACGGCAAGACCAAACGCAAAGAGTAGTCAAGATGGTGAAGATTTTATAGTTCGTTATAGATACGTAGGTAATAAGACACCCGAACGCAGTTTTTGTAAAGCAATGATGTCAGCTAATAAGGTTTATAGAAAAGAGGATATTATACAGTTAGAAAACAAAGTAGTAAATGAGGGGTGGGGTCCTAATGGTGTTAATACATATTCTATATGGCTTTATAAAGGTGGAGGTAATTGTCATCACAAATTTAATAGAGTAATCTATTTAAAGAAAGGAAAAAATGTTGACCCAAACAGTCCTTTAGCGCAAATAATTAGTACAAGCGAAGCAAGACGTAGAGGTTTTAGATTAGAAACAAATGATACTTTAGTTAGTATTGAGCCAAGAAATATGACAAACGAGGGATTTTTAAAACCTAGAAAATAATGGAAGAAGTTTTATTTGCAAGTCCGGAAGAAATAACAATCTCGACAATTGTAGGTGGTAATGTTGATGTTGATAAATACAATATGTATATATCAGATACTCAAATTATTACAATTAAGCCTCTACTTGGTAGTTTATTGTACAATAAAATAGTTTTAGACGTGAAAAATAACACGTTATCTGGTTTATACCTGACTTTGGTAAACGAATATATTAAGCCCATCACAAAATATCAATCTGTTTCTAATTTTGTAGCGGTCAGCCCATATACTTTAAATAACGCAGGAATGTTTAAAAACAATCCTAAAGATATACAAATTGCAACTAATAAAGAAGTCGAAGGTATAGCGGACAGATACGCATCAATGGCACAAATTTACGTTACTAATTTTTATGCGTGGATTGCTGATAACCCACTAGACGAGTACACAACAGAGCAAACAGGTATAAAGCCTATTACTATTCACGTTAATAATGGTTGGAGATTTTAATGGATTATTCGAGAGCAAGAGAATGCGATAACAGTCAAGGAGGTTCTGAGTTAATTTACATATTACCATTTGTAAAATATACTCAAAGTCAAATAACAGTCGTAAATAATTATTTAACGGTATTTCCTGCAACTACTATTTACTCTATTGGTACAAATAATATTTCATTTGATGAGGACGTAAGCGAATTTTACGAGCAAAAATTAGGCTTTCAAATTAACAAAATATTAGATACTGATATATTTAAAAACTTAGCAAATATTGATTTTCGGTTTATATTAAAAGACAATAATAATAATTTAAGAATGTTAGGATTATTTACAGGTATGCAAGGAAAATTCACAAAAACAACGGGAACGAATAGAGCAGATTTTAATGGTTATAATTTTAGTTACGATACTAAAGAAGAAAATACAGCGCCATTTTTAACTGATTTATCGACGTTTTCAATACAACATAATTTACAAGAACTTTTACAATACGAAATATAATATGGCTAAGATAGCAGGAATAGTTACAAAGGTTGACACACAAGTAAAAAGTGTACCTGATGCAAATAAAATAATGGCATCAGATATTAATATAATTACTTCAACAATTAACACAAATGATGACGTAGCTATTGCGGAGGCTTTAGCTAGGTCAAACGCAGATACAGCCTTGCAGAATAACATAGATGCAGAGGCAACCAGCAGAGAAAATGCAGATGTTTTAAAAGCAAACATAGCAAACCCAACATTTACTGGCACAGTTGGAGGTATTACCAAGGCAATGGTTGGTTTAGGTAATGTAGATAATACAAGCGACGCAAGCAAGCCAGTAAGCACACTACAAGCTACTGCTTTAGCCTTAAAACTAGACAAAACAAGTGTAAACACAGGTGCTTTTAATGCAACTGATAACGTAAATCCATCAACTCAAAAAAGTACTTTTGATAAGTTTAATCCTTTAATTGATGCCGAAGAAACTGCAAGACAAAAAGAGGTTATAAAATTACAATCTGCTAAAACAAATAAATCTTTAGGCAAAAATTTACTAAATCCTAATGATGAAAATGTAAAAAACGGATTTTTCTTTAATCCAGATGGAACTACAGGTTCAAATAGTTCACTTGCATTAAGTGGTTATATAGCAGTAAAAGTAAATGATGTATTATCTGTAAATTGGACTATTGGATCTTCAAATAATGTGTTTTTAAACGAAGATTTATCGTTTAATTCATCAACATCAACAGCAACATCAACAGCTCCCGTAGATGGGTACTTTAGAACTTCGGTATTGGGTAATCAATCAACATGGCAATCTAATAGTAGACAGGTTGAATTTAATTCAGTTTCAACAATTTTTGAAGCTTTTACAGAAATACAAGATTCTAAAGATTATACAGATTCAGAAATATTAAAGACTAAATCTGTAAATACACAATGGACAAGTAATGAGGATATTAATAAAAGGATTACAAGCCTTTATTTAATAGGATTAGATTTATCAAAAAAATATTATATAAATCAAATCGCAAACAGAAATACAGGTTTTAAAACTATAAGAATTTTTGAAAAAGATGGTAATAATACTGCTGTTGAAGTCGCAAGAATGTCTAGCTCTAGTGCTGCTATTGATGGGCAGTATTTACTTATATCAAGTTTTGGAGGCAGTTCCATAACTGGTTTTATTTTTATGGATTTGGTTAACTTTTACGAATTAAGCGGTATTGTTGAGTATCTAGATTTATCTTTAGTTACTGTTAAAAATACTGTTTTAATAAATCATTTCACAAGTGATTTTTTAGAAAAAGATGACACTATTCGTGTAAATAAAATTAACCCTTTAGATATTGAATTTGGTAAACAATTAACAAATATAGGCACTCAATTAAGTGTAGTAAAAAGTAATACGGATTTTTATAATACTCCAAAAATAATTCCCATTGCAAATAATGAAAGTGTTACTATTAGTAATTTTAAATTATTTCAGTGCGGTTATTGGATAATTAATGATAGCCGTACTATTTTACAACAGGGGAATTTCTCTTCAAACAATGATAATGGAAGTGAAACTGTTGTTAATAACACTGGAGAAGACGCTTATTTTGCTATCAAAACTAGAAAAAGATTAATGGAGAATGGCGAGTACTTACAAATTGAATATAGTGCTACTAAATCAAACTATGAAGGCTATTTATTTAACCCAATAAGAGAGAGTAGAGTTGAAATAGTTTTACCAAAAAAAATATATTTATTAAAAAATGATATTTCTAATATTTATAAAATAAACACATTACTTGCAAATCCTGTTACTAATTACCAAATGGAATTAGTTGGGTTTAATAATAGTAATTCTTTAGCTTATCCAAGACAGTTTAATTTAACTCCTCAATCAAATGGAAATATAGTAAATAGTTTACGAGTGTTAAATGATAGATTTTGCACCTCAAGGGTTCTTGTGGATTTTGAAATTTTAACAAAAGCAACAAGCGGAACTCTTAATGTTTTAACACTTGGAGATTCATTTACAGATATATCTGTTTGGCAAAAAGCTTTTAATGAAAAAGGAGTAGCAGATGGATTAACTATTAATATGATTGGCTTAAAGAATGCTTTAAATAGTAGTCATTCCGAAAGTCAAACAGGGGGAACTTTAGGAAATTCATTTTTAGTTAGTCGTGGGAATGCATTTTTATTAAGTGGTGTAACTTCTTTTTTAAATGACAATACAAGTGATGGTTTTGGAGCTGCAAAATACACAGATACTAATTCAAATGTTTACTCTTTTGACGGTAGAAAAGTAGATGGAAGTGGTAATGGTTTAATTAGATTGATTCCAGAAAGTCACTCAAATACACCTCCTGCTAATGGAACTTTAACAAAAACAAGCGGAACGAGTAATTTTAATACAATTACATATACAACTGTTGAGACTATTAATAGAAATCCTTTTTGGAATCCTTCAACAAATGAAGTTGATATAAGTTATTATTTACAAAAATTTAGCTATGAATCTGATTTAGATTTAACAAATGCATTAACTAAATTTATTATACCAATGCAGTTTTCTTGGAACGAAAACGCAGATTTTTACGATATAGCTGATTTAACTTTGGAGATAAATAATTTTAAAACATTTATAGATAAGTTTCATTTAGAATATCCAAATGCTTATGTAATTGTAGGATTAGAGACAACGTCTTCATTAAGTGGAGGGTTAAATTCAAATAGAATTTTAGGGGTTCAAGTTGGTAGACTAGAATTTGCAAAAAAAGTATTTGAAACTTTTGAAAATGATAGTAATTATAATTCTTTTTGTTTTGTAAATCCAGGTTATGCATTTGTTGATTTAGTAAATGGATTCAATACTGAACAAGTTGCTTTATCGTCAAGATTTCCAAGTGTTACAGCTACAAAGGCAATAGACCCTACCCACTTAAATACAGGAGGAATGCAACAATTAGGAGATTCTTATTATCCTATTTTGCAGAAAATTTTAAGTTTATAAAATATGAAAAACATAATTACAAACATTTTAGGTTTAATTTTTTGGGGTTTGGCAGTAAAAGATGCTACAAACCCAGAGCCATCAATTAGCTTTATAGGTTCATTAGTTGTAATTGGTGGTGCACTATTCCTGTTTAAAAATGAAACGTTAATTGAGTTGATAAAGAAAGCGATTAACAAAAAAATAGAGTAAAAATGGCAGTTGTTAAGACACAAAAAGAGGTTCTTTTACTAATGAGTTTAAAATTAGACGCATTAGCAGACAGCAATAAAAAAATAGCATCAGATCAATTTCAATTATCATGTGATTTTTCTAGTTATGTTAATAAGCAGGAATTAAAGAATGCTGAAATATTGGGGTACTTAGAAAACAATAATAAAACAAATCAAAAAGGATTAGTTGAACAGGTTAAGGTTAACGTTTTTGACATTAACGAAATAAAGAAAGGTAACCAGATAGACAAGGCAAAAGTGTACGGTGCGGGCGCTGTAATTGCTTTATTTTTTAACTTCATTTTTAAATACTTTTTTAAGTAATGATTACAAAAGTTTCAAAAGAATTATTAGACTTTTTAAAAGAGTTTGAGAGTTTTAGAAGTAAACCTTATTTTTGCCCCGCTAAAGTGCCAACTATTGGTTATGGCACTACGTATTACTTTGATACAAAAAAGCGTGTTACAATGGCTGACAAACCTATTAACGAAGATGAGGCTTTAAGGTTAAAACTCGGTCATATAAATGAGGTTTTTGCGCCTTTAGTAAATAAACTTTGCCGTGATGATTTAAAGCAGAATGAATTTGATGCATTAGTTTCTTTTGTTTATAACGCTGGTGCTACTTACATAGCTAAGAATGGTACTAAAAAATACTACAATTTATTTAGAAATGTAAATACTAGATTAAGCGGAAAAGAAATGTTTAACTATTGGTCAAATTGTGCTGTAACTGGCAACGGTGTAAGGTTAAACGGCTTAATTCGTAGACGTAAAAGAGAGGTCGAAATGTATTTAAAGTAAAAACCCCTCCAAAATTGAAGGGGAAAACACATAAAAACACATGGAAAAATTATTATCAGCGCTCAAATATACAACATAAAATGAAACTAACAAACAAATCTTATATATTTTTACTATTATTTTTTTTTATTGGCTGTGTGGCTAAGAAGTCTACTATCGAACATAAGGAACGCATTGTTAAAGATACGATTTACAAAGAACTTATTAAAACGGTGTTTAAGCCAGTTAAAGAGGTTTTGTATGTAGATAGTCCGTGCGATTCTTTAGGTGCTTTAAAGACATTTGAAAAGACGTTAATAGCTAATAAAACAAAAGTTAAACTATACAGCGATAAAAACCTTATAAAAGTAGAAGTTAATATAGACAGTATTATTGAGTCAAAACAAAAAGAATTTAAAAGTAATTACCAATCTAAAGTAGAAATTAAAGAGGTGATAAAAATAAAATACAGATATCCTATTTGGTTAATTTTAACCTCATTGATATCTGTATCTTTACTTGTTATAATGCTTAAAAATAAGTTTTTATAATTATACTTAAAAAGATATAATTTACTTAATTGTTTACAAATTGTATGCTTTTAAGTATAAATTATAAATCCATTTTTACATTAAATACTACTTAATAAAATGTATTTTTTGTGTTAATTCTAAACCTTTAAAAGATTCATTTACAAAACCACGTCTACCTAGTTTAAAGTTATTTTTAATCCAATTAGAACTGGGAGAAAGTGCAGGGTAATTAAAATAGTAAAAGTCATCACTTGTACACATATCAAATAACGCTTGATGGCTATCTCCTTTTTTAAATATAATTAACTTAGCTGTTTTATAAATTTCATTCTGCTTACAATATTGGTCTATCTTATCAGCACCTTTTAAATCTAAATGAGGTTTAAATCCAAATTTTAAAGACTTATCATCTTTACCGTGTGAGATTAAGAAACAAATATCTCCAACAAAATAATGATTTATAAACTTTCTGTGATTTGTTACGGTTACTTTTTTAAATTGTAGTTCCGCTATTTGCTTAAATGCTTCGTTTACAAAATATCCAAAAGATCCAGAATGATTATCGTTGCAGATATTATTAAAGTATATTTCCTCGTAATGGTCTGCTACTCCATAAAGTACTTTTAACTTAAATTCTAAACCTGCATCAAAACATTGTTCGTTTGTCATATTCTGTGGCAAAGAATGACCGCCCCTAGTTGTTACTCCATTAAAACCATCTAAAAAATCACCTAAATCGTCAATATATAAGATATTGCTTTGCTTTTCGTTTAAAGTCTTTTCTATAATCAAATCAGCCGATTTAAGCAACTCTTTTTTATTCCATTCTGATTTATACATAGTGTTATTATCTTTGTCAGAATCCATACCTATATGCACGTCTGTATAAGTTAAAGTATCAAAGTCTTTACTTTCTTTTACTTTGTTTATAAAATCTTTTTCTTTTAAAGGGTTTATATATTTTTTTATAATACTTTCAAAGTCAAAACTATCAACGACTTCTAAGGGTGTTATTTTTCTAGGTGCTGTTTGCACCCATTGTTGCCCAGTAGTTTCGGAAGTTGATATTTTTATTACTTCAAAATTATCTGGAATTTTAATCGGTTTAGATTGTAATTTTTTAACAGTTGAAATGGAGTTACCATCTTTGTCTAATTTT